GTGCAGCTTCTTGTTCTGAATGGGGGTCATCGATGATCACAATGTCACCGCCCTTACCAGTCACCGTACCGCCCACACCAATCGCAAAATACTCGCCGTTTTTATTCGTGCTCCAGCGCCCCGCCGCCTTGCTATCTTGCCGCAGTGAGACGTCAGGAAATACTTTTGAATATGTTTCTGATCCGACCAAGTTACGAACCTTACGGCCAAACCCCACAGCCAGCTCGCTGGTGTTGGAACATTGGATAATTTTTTTATGTGGAAATTTGCCAAGGAACCAGCTTGGAAAAAGGTACGAAGCAAACTCCGACTTTGTATGGCGCGGCGGCATATTAATGATCACGCGCTTCAATGTGCCTTCGGCGATAGCCTCGAATTTTTTTGCCATCAGAGCATGATGCCGCCCATGAATAAACCCCGGCCACATCAACTTCACATATTCCATGAAATTTTTTTGAGCCTTCTCCCTCACCAGCGCCGCTTGATACGTCTCCACTTCATCCAGCAACGAGTCATACATCGCCGGATCCAATTTTGAGATCAACTCTTTCAATGCTTCAGGCGTAACATCACTCATTCTATATTCCTAAAATTTATATAAACAGGCCGAATGCTTCTTTTTCTTTCTAAGCGCTTTAGAACCCCAAGCTTCACTAACCTATCCACAATCTCTTTCGTATTCCCAATACCCGTCTTCCCACGGATATCCGCAATCTGCCTAAGCGTAGGGCTATGCCCCCACTTCTTCCACCATTCATCAACAATCAAAAAAACTTCCCTCTGCGCCGGGCTCATATCTCTCTCCAAACATTCTTCAAACGTCAACTTTTTCCTCGTTGCCATCTTCCGATTGATCTGTAATCGCGTGTAAACGTTTCCACGCGCCTCCCATAAGTTCTCATTTTTCAAAATATATACCCCGGGGGTGTTTGATTAAGTTTTACTACCGGGGGGTGTTTCCATGAGCTCGGATTCGAGATCGGTGGGAAAAATTGGGGGGGTGGATTTTTCTGGTGTGTGAGTGTCTGACATAGTATGCATGGATCCATGGGACTCCTTTGCCCCTGATTCGGGGGTATGGGGGTTGCGCTCGGCGTCTGCCACATTTTCAGGGGTGGCCTCGTTGCTGGAGTCGTTGCCACTGTCGGCGCGAATCTCACAAATGAGCGAATCAACGTCCTTAACCTCTGCATCAGTTGCGCCTTGCATCATTAGGGTTCGGAGCTTTGAGAGTAGCTCGGTCTTTGCGTCGTCGCTTGTTTTGATGGTGCGAACTTCTCGGCGCTCTGTAAACGCTGCCACTTCTGTAACTGTGCCAAGCACCTTAGCCGCTGCCACTTTGGTGGCTGGTTTTACGTCTGGGTCAATGACTGTTTGCACAAGAGAATGGATAACAAGGGCTCTTAATTGCGCTGGGGTTTGATATGCAGCCGCTTCATTTGCCAGCTTATAGGCTTCGATCTCAGCGGCAATTTTGGGGTTGTGCTTTAGCTTAGATGCTTCATTACCCGTAGTTACTGGGTTTCCGTTGGTGTCATAGCTCATGCGGTAGCTGTGTGCAGCCGTATTGCCTTGGGCTACTAAACGGGCAAATGTCTTCTGCTTATGGGTTAGCTCTCCCCTTACCCCTAGCACTTGGTCTATTGGTACAGTCTTCAATGCTTCTTTGATTTGTTTTCTTGTTGGTCTGTTCATAACTGCTCCGCTTCGCTCTGTTGGCCTTTGAATCGGCCTAATATCGATTTAAACACGCCGCGATTCTAGCGGAACAAAAGCGGAATTGTCACCTATGCGACAAACAAAGGGTTATTACTTACGATTATTTGCAAATACTGTCACTTATGTGACTGACAAAGGGCTTGACACCTGAGAGGATAGCCACTCATGCAAGCCACAAGGGCAAGCTACTAACCCAACCGAAAGAGTAAACCATGAGTAAAGAACATTTTTTAAAAGCCACAGACGGCAACATTTTTAAAACATTACATCCTGAATTTCATAAAGAAATGGAACTGCTACCCGCCGCCGAAGGTAAGCGACTCTATATCGAACAAATCAAAGCAGACCTGAAAAAACTTTTACCAGGAGGCTCGACGGTCTACACATCAGTTCGCAGCGTTTCATCTTCGGGAATGTCGCACGTTATGCGCGTGTATTTTGTCAACAAAAACAAACGCATTTCAAATATCACATACAGCGCCGCTCAGGTTTTGGGTTGGACTATGAATAATGACGGCGTGCGCATGAGTGGCTATAACATGAATATGGGTTTTCATCTTGTCTACACGCTTTCTCGGATTCTCTACCCCAAGGGCAACAAGGCAAACAAGGACGGCGGATATATTCTCAAACATGAATGGATTTAATGAGATGACAACCGAGCAAATGTTAGAACTGTGCGCGCTGCTCTGCTTTGCGCTCGCCACCGCCCTATTTTTTTCATTCAACACCTGAACGACTAACCCAACCAACCGAAAGAGGAAACCATGAACCCAAATTTCACCACCGAAGAACTCGCCGCCGCCGTTGACGAACTCGCTCAAATCAAAGCCCGAATTTCAGACTTGACACAGCGCGAAAGTATCTACAAAGCTTTTTTAATCGCCAGCGACCGCCCCGCGATTGAAGGCACTTTACACCAGGTCACCGTAACCAGCAGCAGCCGCACCGTAACCGACTGGCAGGCAATCGCCGAGAAGCTGGGCGCGAGCCGCCAATTAATCGCCGCGCATACAACCACGGGCGCGCCGTTTTTTACTGTGCGCGTGAGCGCAAGAAAGGCCGCACAATGAAAAATTATCATGTATCACTGATGTACACCGCATATTTGAATTATCAAATTTCAGCCGAAGACGAAGAAAAAGCGATTGACCAAGCATGGGAGCAAATGAAAGCAGACGACCAAGAAGGCCGCACCTATGGAGAATGGGAGACGGAAAACGTTGAAGAAATCGAAACCGAAAAGGCCGCACAATGAAAATCAAATTTAAAAAATTAGACATAGGAGAGCGCTTCTATGACCCAAACACCGCAGAAGATTATGTAAAGGTTTCCGAAAATGCAGCCGAATTTTTAGTTGGTGGAAATTACAACAGCGGACAAATTACCACTTTCGAAGAAGACGATTTTATGGAGGTTACAAAATGAAAATTTCAGAACGCCACGCACTCGGGCAATGGCTTTGCGACTACCCGAGCAACAAAACCTATGCGGAAATTATCGAAACAATGGCAGCTTTGCCGAATGACTGGACGCACGAAAATTTGGAATTGTGGGAAGTGGTGGAAACATACCCACTCGCGCAAGTAGCACAGTTTATCGAGGACACCCGCGAGATGATAGAAAAAGCCATTGCGGAAACACTAGAGGCCGCCCAATGACCACGCAAACCAAAACCGTAACAGTGACGGTGCGCCATGTATATGGCATGCCCGTAATTTACCCCGCCGACGCCAACGCGCAAAGCTTTGCAGCCATTGCAGGGACAAAGACGCTCACCCGTCAAACCGTGCGACACATTAAAAATTTAGGTTTTGAAATTGTCGAAATGTTCGAATCACAATTAGGACTAAGACATGATTGAAACAACCTTAAACAACATCCGTACCCACTCTCCTTGCACAAGCGGGTGGGAAAAACTCTTGCGCCACCTCAACAAAACAAAAGCTGACGATGAGCCATTGTCCTTACTGACGGTGCTGGAGTCCAACGGCCTTGACGATGCCCTCTGGTGCTTACGCACCGTTAAGGGATACGACAAGCAAATACGCTTGCTAGCTGTAGCTAGCGCCAGACGAGTACAGCACTTGATGACAGACCAACGCAGCATAGCTGCGATAGACACAGCAGAGCGCTACGCTAATGGCTTGGCGACAGATGAAGAACTGAAGGCTGCTGCGGATGCTGCGTGGGCTGCTGCGAGGGATGCTGCGAGGGCTGCTGCGAGGGCTGCTGCGTGGAATGCTGCGAGGGATGCTGCGGATGCTGCGAGGGCTGCTGCGAGGGCTGCTGCGAGGGATGCTGCGAGGGATGCTGCGGATGCTGCGAGGGCTGCTGCGATGGCTGCTGCGTGGAATGCTGCGGATGATGCGGATGATGCTGCGAGGGCTGCTGCGTGGGCTGCTGCGAGGGATGCTGCGGATGCTGCGTGGGCTGCTGAGGTTGCCGACCAAACTCAGCTTTTTATTGAAATGTGTAATTCCGTAGGGGAAACAAAATGAAACAAACCCTCAAAGAAGCACTATTTAAGCAAGAGCCTACGTCCGGCTTTTTCAGCCGCGAAGCCATGAAAGAGCATAGCGACTTTCACCCACAACCCGCCCCAATTCAAACCGCAAAGGCCGCCCAATGACGCACACCGAGTACGCCTACATTCAGGCGGGTTATAAATTCGAAAAGGGTAAGACCCAAGCCGACACGCTCCGCGCAATGCTTGAAAAAGAACACCCGCGCGACCGCACCGAAGCCCGCCGCCTGATTGAACAAGGCCGAGCCGAAGCCCGCCAGCATTGACCACCGACCGCCGCCGAGTACCACCGAAGGCCGCCGCCGCGCCACGCTTGAGTCAGGCTTGAGTCAGGCTTGAGTCACGCTTGAGTCAGGCTTGGCAACGTTTCCACGCCCGATAGCGGAGGCAATAGCGGAGGCGTGAGTCAGGCTTGAGTCAGCCTTAGACCGTCCACCATCCGCGCCAGCGGCATTGCCACCTTGAGCAGGCCGAGCCTTTGGTGCGCATCATTGAAGTCCATGCCAACTTCTGGCGCCATCCAGTACGGCCAGCCAATTTCCTTGGCAACGTTTTCGCCAGTAGCGGAGGCGTCATTGTCGGCCACCACAATGCCTGAGTCAGGCTTAAGCTTTTCCGCGATCTTTTTCATGTTGCCTGCCGAGAAGCACACATGAATCGTGTACCGCTTTTTCATATTCTTGAGCGCCTTCCTGATGCTGAGGCCGGTCGCATACCCTTCGCACAGGGTGTGCACACCCTTGTTGTCGAATACAAACTCTGCCCCGCTCGTGCGCTGGCCGTACAAAAACTTCTTTTCTCCCGCCTCGTCGATGATTTGCGCACCCACCAAATGCCCGTCCACCCGCATGGGCACGACCATGTACTGCTTGCCTTCCAGCATGTAGCAGTTCGCCTCCTCATCTTCAAACCCTTTGCGCTTGAGGTATGGGTGCTTGGCAAATTGGCATTGAGTCAGGATTGCCGCTGCCTTCTGCGCCGCGCGCCGCTGCAGGTTGACACGCTCCCGCTCGGCATCGTTGGCAAGCTTTTGGTAGTCGCGCTTGTCGCTCTCAGTAATGGAGGCGTCAGTCCACACTGACACCTCTAGGTCTGTAGCGTGGTTCTGTGCAAATCCATGGTCGCCCATCCACTTCACCGCGCCGTTGCGGTGGCGGGGCTTGTCCACTGTGGGGTAGCGCCGCCAGTATCCAATTGGAGGAGGCGAGTCAATGATGATGCCCAGCGCGCGGGCAAAGTCGACGAAGCTCATATTGCACTCACTGGGTAAAAGGTCACGACATCGTCTTTCCAATGAATAGTGGCTTTGCAGCCAAACTTCTTGGCTGTGCTCTCAATCCAGTGCTTGATCGCAGGCTCGTACATTAATTTTTCAAGCAAACACAAACTGATGGTCACCTCTTTGCCGCTATTCACCTTCTCGGCAATCCATGCTTCATAGTTCATGCTTGTCCCCTTGCTCTGATGGCTTGGGCTATGTTGGTGCAAACATTGCAAGCTGCGGCTTTTAAATGTTCTTCGTGATATTCCCAAATTGCTTCTCTTGCTGTTTCACAAACCTTTGCACACGCCTCACGTTCTTTAGCTGCTGCCAATTCAATTAGCCTTTTAGCATAGTCAAGACCAATAACTGGCATCCAGTTCACATCCGATGCCACATGAAGTCCAGCCTGTCTAGCCATCTCAATAATTTCATCTTGTGTCATGCTTACCACCTTACCCCTTCAATGATATGTACCGCATTCCATTCGCCCATGCCCGCACATTCTTTTGCTAATTCGCGGCTGACATGAATGGCTACCAGTTTGCCAAAAGCTTCAAGCTCTTCGGTAAACGCAACCCAGTCGCCCCCAAACTGGGCATATACACCGAGCCTTTCGAAGCCTACTTTCTTTGCCATTGCAATGATGTCTTCTTGTGTCATTTTCCCGCCCCTTTTTGCTTGCTTTTTAAATAACGAATCATTCCAGCCTTGGCTGTCTTTTCAAACTTCACATCTGGCGGCATTGGCACTGTGTGAAGACCCTTTGGCCACACTCCAAAATGAGTTTTGTATGCGGCCAGCGCCCTCTTCTCTGTCCAACCGTTGTACTTGATTTTGAATTGACACATAGACCAAAAATCCTGTTTGCTTTCGCGGCTCATGGTCTGCAGCTCTGTCATCTCGCCCGGCACGTCTTGCACCAAACTCTTTTTTTCCCGCACGTAGCCACAGTGGGTGCAGGTATCCATGTACCGTGGCATGTATGCCTCGCACACCGGACACTTGGCTTCTTTCTTTTCCTTCTCTGTGGGCTCTTTCTTGGGCTTTTCCTTGCCGTCGTCAAGCTCTGTCACGCCGTGCTCATAGATCTCTTCCCACTCTTCGCGGAAGCGTAGGTAATTGCCGCTGTTGTGAACTAAGAGCCCTTCGCAAGTGAAGCTATTTCTTGGTCCGCAATCGAGTATGTCCCATACTTGCCTTTCGGTTTTTGCGAAGGTTTGTAATACCTTTCCACAATTTGATCGAAAGTTAATCCAGCACTGAGCAAGGCTCGCAAAGATGCGTCCGCATACCGAATTTCTGGATGCTCCAGTTTGAATTTGTGCATCAAAGGAGTCCACTTTGATGTTCGCCGATTGTTGGTGTTGACCACCTTCTTTGCCCAACGAATGTTCCCCGGCTCGTAATGCCCATCGTTGTTTATGCGATCCAATTCCATGTCCTTGTGCTCCGGCAAGCATCCCAAGTTCTGTTGAATCCAAAGAGCGCAAGAAATCGCTGAATCGAATTTGAACTGGATTCCCCTTCCACCATAGTTTTCGTACTGTGGATTGTTCTTGTTGTTGCAGCGAGATTTCATGGCTGCCGTCCTTGCATTGAGCCATTCCGGCACTTGCTTTGGCTGATTGCATGGCCTGCAACCTTTCGTGCGCCCACCCTCCAAATTTGTCAAAGAAATTATTGACCGATAACCACAAGTCACGCACTCGCAAAGAACGTGCATAAACCTGCGCTGGCGAGCTCCCAACCACACCACGTCTGGTGAAATAACCATCACGCTGCCAAATTTTTTGCCCACCAATTCCGGTTGTGACAATGGCCTTCTGTTTTTCGGCACAGTACCCAAAGGAGCACCAGCCTTCGTCTGTTGTGTAAACGAGGTGATCTGGGGTTGCGGTAAGTCCGCAATATGTGATGACTGGTCTTTTTCCACGGCTAACAACTCCTTTATGAGACACAAAATCATGTCCGTCCCATATTTTATCACTTATTAATATTTCTTCAATTGGCACCAAACCACGGTGCGTTAAAACTCTTTGTCCGCTTGCGATGCAGTGGTCAAGCCATAATGCAAAAGTCTTACCTTCTGGGTCGTCCTGATTCGAGCGCATGACCCTGCCCATCTGTTGGATGTGGCTGGACAATGACTTGCTGAACGGGCGCGCAGACACGCCAATCATCACGTCAGGGACGTCAAAACCCTTGGTCAATATGTCGGTGGCTATCAGGCCATGAATCTCTGTGTCGGGCTTGGAAAACTCTTCGATGATCTCCTTCTTGAAATCGTCGTCGTCGCGGTAGCTCAGGCTGATGAAGTTAAAACCCGCCTCGGCAAACTTGCGCGCCAAGTCAGCGCCATGGTCCACGCCAGAGCAAAAGACAATCGTCTTGCGGGGTCGGCCAAAGACTTCGTGCGTCATCTTCACCCATTCGGCCACCACGTCACCGGTGATCTGCATGCCGCGCTTGGACGTCTCTGCCTGTGACCACTCGCCGGCCACCTTCTTGGCGCCTGACATGTCGATCTCTTTGGCAATGAACACCCGCAGCGGCACGAGCATCTTCTGGTCGACCAGCTCTTTGGTGGTGATTGCGGAAACAACACCCTCGTAAACGTTGCCAAGCCCCTTGGTGAACGGTGTGGCGGTCAATCCAATGACTTTGATCTCTGGGTTGTTTTTGATGAACTCCACGGTCTGAGCCCTCTGGGCATGGCATTCATCCACGATCAGCAGGTTCAGGCCGGGGAATGAGCCGCGCTTCTCCAGCGTTTGGGCTGAGCAGACTTGGATGTGCTCGAACGGGCGATAGCGCCAGTGGCCTGACTGCATGACGCCGTGCTCAATCTTGTACCGCTCCATGCGTTGGCTGGTTTGGTCGCAAAGGACAATGCGGTCGAGCAGCATGGCCGACTTGTTGCCTTTGAGTTTGGTGGCATTCAGCAAGTGAATGGCGCACTCAGTCTTCCCGCCTCCTGTAGGCAAATACAGTATTTGAGAACGCTTACCGCTGGCGAAACCCTGCCGCAAGGCGTCCAAAATCTTGTCCTGATACGGACGTAGCTTCAATGACATGCTTGGTACTCCGCTATTCTTTTCCCGATCCATGCCATCACTGGAACGGCCATTGAATTGCCCAGGGCTTTGTATCGAGGACCGTCTGGTGTGTCTTTGCCCTTGAGTTTGATGTCTGTGTAGTTGTCGGGAAACCCTTGCAGGCGTTCGCACTCCACAGGTGTCAGGCGACGAACTTCCATATTGATATGCGCAGTTGGAGTTCTATTTGTTCCACTATCACTGGATTTCAATGTAGGCAAAATATATTGGTTATATGCAATGCTTCCAGCTTTAGCTCCTTGGCCTGCAAAGAATGCTCCTACTTGAAACACGCCATGCACACCTGATGCGTTGAGGGTATACATTGGACCGCCTTCGGTGAATCCATCTCCATTGCCACCGTTTTGAGGCAAACGACCAATAGTGTTCTCTGCCAAGGCAATTGGTTGCATCAAATAGTTTGTTTGCTTCATGCCAGCAGATGCAGCCAAAGCTCCAACAATTGATCCATCGCCATTGATGTAACGAACCTCATCCCTTGTGTTTTGCTGGAATGCCATTGGTTGCATTACCAAAGGCTCATGCCCATGAGTTTCACGGCGCAAAGTACCGACTGTTCCATCTTGCATGACGTTCATCACGCTACCGCCTTGATCCATCAAAACCATCGGTTGCAATACCATGTAACCACCGGCAGCATAATCAACGCTACTGCTAAAACCACCAGACGTGTTTCTTGACAACATTGTTCCCGCAACATCTTGCGTAGCTATTGGTTGCAACACTGGTGTTTGGCCTTCGTTGCAATCGCTGTTCATGCCTTTGTGCATACGTGCAGTCAGCGTGTTGCCGATCTCATAAGGTTGAGCAACTAAATGTTCGCTTCCTCCTCCAAGGTCGCCTCCGCTTGCTCGGAGTGTCCCAGCTCCTTGGCGATACCCTCCAATGCTGCCTGGAATAAAGACGGAAGTTTCTTTCCTCGCTTTTCGGCTCGGCGGAGAATCCCCGCGCAGGCTTTCGGACTCAAAAAGAACTTTTGCGGCAGGTTTCCAGTCTCCAAAATGTCCGACAACGAACACACGACGGCGGCGCTGGGCCACTCCGAAGTATTGAGCGTCAAGCACTCGGTAGGCGAACCCATACCCGAGTTCAGCCAACGCCCCGAGAAAGGAACCAAAGTCCCGTCCACCGCCTGAACTGAGGACGCCTGGCACGTTTTCCCATACGAACCAGTTGGGTCTAAAGTGGTCAAGTATTCCGCAATAGGTGAGGGCGAGGTTTCCTCGGGGGTCTTCAAGTCCTTTGCGGAGGCCGGCAACGGAAAATGATTGGCAAGGTGTTCCACCGACCAAAAGGTTAACTGTGTCAAGATTCCACTCCTTGTATTTCGTCATGTCGCCAAAGTTGGTGACATCTGGATAGTGATGAGCCAACACTTGGCTGGGGAATTTTTCAATCTCTGAGAAACCCACGGCTTCCCATCCCAGCGGCTGCCATGCAACCGAGGCGGCTTCAATGCCTGAACAGACAGATAGGTACTTCATTTTTTCTCCACTACCGGATTGACCCCCGGCTTGGGCTGGGCGGATGACCGCCCGTTGTTATGCGGCCTTCTTCATCTCTCGCTGATAGTAGGCCACCTGCTTTTTAAGTTGCGCATTTTCTGACTGGTATGTGTTGCGGCTTGCTGTCACCGCCTTCAACTCAATCTGCGCCTGCTTCAGCTCGTCGCGCAACTCCTGAATGTGGGTAGCGGCAAACTCTGGATCTTCTGATGTGGCCTTGGCCAACTGATCCTTGAGCTTTTCGTTCTCCTCAATCAGGAACTGGATAGCTTCGTCCTTTTCGTCCGACTTGTCAGTCACCTGCGCGACAGGCTCCGTGGCAACGTTTACACGCGGCTCGGCCTTTTTCTTGGAAACGCGCTCCTTCTCGACCACCTTGCCTTCTTTGTTCTTGTACTTCACCGTGGGCGTGGAAACGTTGCCAGACGCATTGCGAAGCTTGGTCACAAAGGTGTGGCTTACGTGACACTGACGGGCAATCTCTCGGTCGCTCCACTCGCTCCACTCAAAGTCATTGAGCATGTCCATGACGATGTGCCGCTTGTCTTCGTTGGACATCTGCAGGCCGTGCATGCCGTTGGCGCCGTAGCTGTACAGAATGGCCTCACGCAGCGTGCCGTTGGTGATCTTGCACACCATGCCCTGCTTGCCGTTCTTGCGGTAGGCGTGGTAGCGGTGAAAGCCGTCTGCCAGCCAATAGTCTTTGCCGTCAAAGAACACGATGGCCGCAGGGAAAACTGAGCCGTCCGCCATGTTGGCTGCATAGGTTTCGACAACATCCTCGTGGATCTTGGTGCGCGATTGTGTGCCGCCGTCAATGCGAATGACGTCCAACGGTACTGCCCGCTCTGCTACTACTGTGATTGACATGTTTATTCCTTGTTGTTTGAAACGAATCCAAGGTAGAAGTATTTCCACTTGGTTTGCACATTGACCCGGGTGTAGCGTTTGCCATCCCACTCAAAATCAAGGCCTTTGATGAGCATGTGCTTTTCAAACACCTCTCTCGCTTTTTTTAGTTGCTCTGCGTTGTTCATTGAACTTTCTCTCCTAGTCGTCCGAAGACTTTCTTTCCACAATAGATACAACGAAACCAGTATCCGTTGTCCTCTTTTTCGTACTCCACATACCTATGCTTGCAGTTTGCAAACATTGATCCAGTTCTCATTTCATCACTTTCTTTTTGATGCCTGCGCCTTCGCGCAAATCGTGCGAATGCAGCTTCTTGACAGGCTTTTTGATCTCTCCGGCCTTCTTGGCAATCTTGGCCGCCTTCTTGCGGTCGACAAACTTGCCTGTGTTGGTGACAAAGCCGCGCTTGACTTTGTCGTCTTTAATGTCCTTGGACACCTCGATCTCTTCGTGTGACCATGCCTTGCTGGGGGCTGGGTCTACCTTGCCGTTTTTCTTTTCTTTGAGCGCGGGCTCAGCAATTGTCAGTTTCTTGACCATGTTGGTTCCTTTGAGGGTGTTGGTTGAGTTCGTCTATGAGTTTACGCAAAAATAGTTCTGCTGTGTCGGCCATGTCGGCTTGGCTGAATTCCAAAATCTGGGTGAGTTTTTCTGTCAACGTTTCCGGCTCAGGGCGCAACGGTGCTGGCTCTCTTTTGGGCAGGCAATCTGGGTCGCCTGCGTCATAGGACGAATCAGGTTGAAGCACTGTTTTTCTCCAATTTATATGCCTCATGAGCTTCAAATGCAGTGTCATAAAGGCCAAGATATTTGATAACGCCATTACGTTTTATTTGAGCCTTCCATTTGTTGCGGAAAGGAGACGCACCCATAAGTTTAGATTTGCTGTCAATTCTGGCCTTATGACGGTTGGATTGGTTGGTGCTGTTATCAACATCGCGCAAGTTTGAAATTGCATTGTTTGATGTGTTGCCGTCAATGTGGTCGATCATTTTGCTAGGCCAACGACCATACGTCAAAAGCCATGCAAGACGATGTGCTTTATATGGTTTACCCTTAAACAACACGATGATGTAACCAAGATGATTTGCTGTTCCAGCTTGTTTATTTTTTACTGATTTATGTGCTTTATCAGTCCAAAACAACAATCCTGTGGATGGTTCATAGCGTAAAACTTCCGCAAGCTGAGATTCAATATCCATTTTTGCTCCTTAGTTTGTTTGAAACTGCCCATATTGCGCCTAAAGTTAGCGTACGGTTTTCACTCAAAAGTGTTTCTAATTCTTCTCCATTCAGGTCTACCCATTCGCGGTGTTGCGGTGCTGGCGCAATAGCAAGATGACACCGCAATTCGTTAGCCAATCGGTAAGCTTTGCTTAAATAATCTTCTTGCTTTGGCTCACCCTGCTCTTGCTTGGCTGTTGGTGATGTATAAAGTTCACCGTATTTTGCTGGCTTGCAAGTGCAATCAATCGCTCTTAATGCGTAACAAGTGCATTGCTTCATAATTTACTCCTCAATGTTTGGACAGGTGTTACCCACATGGATGCAACATTTCCAGATGATGGGTCTTGGTCATATACCCAAGGCAGTTCTGCATCTCGGACATTAGTAATGGCGTGTCGTGGCGGTGTCGGCTTGTAGATTTTGAACGCCACAGGCTCATCCTGCTCTTGCTTTGGTGGTGTGCAAGTATGAATATCGTTTAAATCTGATGTTCTCTTGCCGCAACGTGAGCAAAAGTTTTGTTCTTGCTTTGGTTGTGTGAGGGTTTGTTGTAGGCAAACATGAGCTGAATCGCCTAAACCGCTGAAGTCATATCCGCATTTATGGCATCTGAGAGCTGTACTCATGTCTTACTCCTTAATGCCGTGGGCGGCTTCAATGTCTTCAATTACTCTAATAATTCTGTCTTGCACAGGATAATCTTTACAAATATCTTTAAACGCCCTTCTGGAAATACTTTTCTTTTGCTCATCCGTCAGCGGCTTACGGGGTTGTGGGTGGGTGTAAAGCGCCATGTTGACGGGCAGCACCATCGCTGAGTTTGTTGGCTCAACAATGAACCGTCCACCGTACATTCCAGTAACCACCGCCACAGGTTCTTGCTCCTCTTGCTTGGGTTGTGGGTGAAAGTCGCTATGCTCTTTCATGGCTTCGCGGCTGAAAAAGCAGGACGTAAACTCTTGCTGTTGCTTGGGTTGTGAATACTGACAAACACAATTCCATTTTCCACATAAGTTACATGGCATCGCTTACTCCTTTACTCCTTGTTGACGTTCTCATCAAGCCAAGCCTGCACTTCGCCGCCTGACCACATTTTGCGAAGCATTGTTGGAAACTTTATTGGCTTACGGGGTTGTGGTGTGGTGTTTCCGTTAGGCCATTGCGCCCAGTAAACAGGGCGACCCATCAAGTCTTCTTTACCTTCTACGGCTTTTACAAAATCTTTGATGGTTACTTGCACAGGCTCACCCTGCTCTTGCTTGGGTTGTGGGTGGGTGTAGAGGGGCCTGCAAGATTCATTTATTTTTGTGCAAATCATGTTTCCTTTACTGTCTATCCATCCCACAGGCTCACCCTGCTCTTGCTTGGCTAGTGCTTCTTCTAGGGCTTTGATAGCGTCTTCTGCTGACACCGTGTAGTTGCCTTCGATATGCTCAAGCGCCAGCTTCATTGCTTCAATGCTCATCATCTTCTCCCCAAGGATGGTTCACGGCATCTGCGTACAACGCCAAGCAACCGCCTACGATAAAAATGGCAACGATGCCGCCAACAACAATGTCAATCCAGTCCATCATTTACCCTTTCGTTCTTTGACCAAGAAATATGTGTGTTTGAGGTGCGGGTTCTTCCTGCGAATCTGCACCAGTCTGTACGTTGCCTTGAGCATACGGTCACTGTCGAAACGATCAATGACAATGTTGCCCCCGAGTGTTTTTTGTTTGAGATAAATCATGTGCGTAAGTCGTCATTGAGTTTGAAAAGCATCATGATCGCAAAGACACACGCCCATACAGTCAACGTAACTTTTAAGCCAGTTGTCCAGTTAGCCAAATCCCAGCTTGCCGAGATGCCAGCGCCGATCACGTACCAAAACGCATAGCTGATGATGAACGGGGTCATGATGAACCCAATGATTGCAAAATATTTTTTCATAGTGGTGCCTCCTCATGGTTGTCGGGGTTGAACTTCGGGGGCTTGTTGCCCTCGTCCTTCGGGTTGAGGAATGGAGGAAATGGCCACATATCAGTCCACATCCTTTGCTAGACAAGCGAATGCCTTGGGCAAGCCCGTTGCACCTTTGATTTCCTCTTGACGCGCCACCAGCACAGCCGCCGCCTTGTTGCACAGCGCTCGGGATTTGAACTCGTCCACCTTCTCCCAGTTCAAGTTTCCGCCAGCGTTCATTTGAAACACTACCAATACGAATGCACCAATCATGATCGTCTCCATTTAATTGACATTGCTCTGCCGCGAACACCACGGCGCTTGAACAGAACTTTTGGCGTGTACCAAACTATCTGTGTTTTTAATTCTTCAAGAGCAATCTTCACTGCTTCGCCCGTATGCTTCATGGCCTTGGCCAATGACTCTGCAAATGTTCCAGCAATTTCTGCCGTCTCATCGTCATAGATGATGTAGTTCATTCTTTCTCCAGTGGCACATCTCGCCATTCGCCGCCTTTGAGTTCTTGCTCGGTGTATCCAAATCCATCGTGAAATTTATGGAACGGTGCACACCATTGCTGGAGGACGCGAATCTTGAATGGCTCAACAAAATGTTCGCCGTTTTTGCTGTAACTGTCGCGCTCAACAAAGCGCAGTTTGGGTGTTGGTTGCATGATTAGTTCTTTGAAAAGTAATAGGCCAAGCCGACCCATATCACCAGCGCCGCATAGCCCATGAGGATATTGCGCCAGCCGTTGTTT